CAACTGAATCAAATGACGTTGGCGGCTTGACGGCATCGCAGAAAAATGCGGTGCGCAAAGCAGAGCAATACTTAGATTTTAAGGCGTTTTCTCACGATGGATTGATACAGCAATTATCGTCACAGCATGGCGATGGATTTAGCAAAGCTGATGCAACAGCAGCCGTTGATAGCTTAACCGTTGATTGGAATGAGCAAGCGGCTAAAGCAGGAAAGGCATATTTAGATATGCAGGGTTTTTCATGTAAGGGATTGATACAACAGTTATCATCAAAACATGGCGACCAATACACTAAAGCAGAAGCCGAGTATGGCGCAAAGCAAGCGGGTGCATGCAGTTAGATTTTAGTTTAAATTAATTTGATAAGCCCTAGTAGAAATACTAGGGTTTTTTATTGGGTGGAATATGGCAGCAGATACACGAGTAAGTATAACCGTTGACACTGGTAATGCTGAAGGCAGCCTTAATCGGTTGCGCTCAGTTTTTCAAAGCCTTGACGCTGCTGCTAATACCGCAAGCCGAGATATTGACAGCGCAGGTCGAGCAACACAAACCGCAGGCAGCCGAGCAACAGGCGCAGCTAACGCATTAACAGGATTATCACGCGCAACCACAACCGCAAACAGCGCGATGACGTCATTACATGGCTCAACCTTTACTTATATCGGTAATACCACACGAGCAACAACGGCAGCGAGCGGACTAACAGGCGCGTTAACCACAACTGCTACAGGGGCAAGCCGTACTCATACTGCAATGACTAGCTTGTCATCTAGCACCACAAGCGCAGCGAGTGCAGTAGGTGGTGTATCAACCGCAGCCAGTGGTGCAAGTGCTAGTTTGACTGGAACGGCAAGCGCGGCTAGTAGCGCAAGTACAGGGCTATCTCGTGCCGCTAGTAGTGCATCATCGGCTAGTGGCAGCATGACGGCAGCCAGTGGCAGCTCAAACAGACTGCGAGATGCTTTAGACGGCATTAAAACCGTGGGCGCAGCTGCGGGTATTGCATTGGGTGCAGTGGCTTACGGGCTCAAGGGTGCAGTTGATGAAGCGATTAAGTTTGAGTCTGCAATGGCTGATGTTAAAAAGGTGGTAAATTTTGACAGTCCGCAAGGCTTGGCAAATATGCGCCAGGACTTGCTAGACCTATCCACTCAAATACCTATCACAGCCGATGGACTTGCTCAAATTGCAGCCGCAGCAGGTCAAAGCGGTATTGCAGCCAATGAGATAACTAAATTCACTGAAGCTGCTGCAAAAATGGGGACAGCGTTTGATATATCTGCTGGGGAAGCAGGGCAAGCGATGGCTGAAATGCGGACAGCGTTTAAAATGTCGCAGACAGACGTTGAAGCATTGGCGGATAAAATCAACTATCTAGGCAATACATCGCCAAACTCTGCTGCTAAGATTATGAAAATCGTGCAAACGGTCGGACCGTTGGGCGAACTTGCAGGGGTGAGCGCGGCTCAAATCGCAGCAATGGGCGCAAGTGTGAATAGCCTTGCCCCTGAAGTGGTGGCGACTGGCTTAAAGAATATGTTTTTAGCACTCACTAAAGGCGAAAGTGCCACAAAATCAGCCAGAGAAGCATTTAAAAAACTAGGCTTAGACTCGGTGCAAGTGTCGAAAGATATGCAGCAAAACAGTGAAGCGACAATTAACCGCATCATTGAATCATTGAAAAAACTACCTGAAGCCCAGCGCACCGCAACGATTAACGATATTTTTGGTGCTGAAGCCTTGCCTGTCATTGCTCAAATGGTGACAAACACCGAGACACTTACCAAAAATTTAACAGCCGTGGGCGATGCCACAAAGTACGCAGGGTCAATGCAGCAAGAGTATGCTGCAAGAAGTGCGACCACTGAAAACCAATTACAGCTACTACAAAACAATGTGCAAAACGCTAAGATTGCCATTGGTGACGCGCTATTGCCAGCGATTAACCAACTTGCTCAAGCGGTCATTCCTGTTGTGCAGTCAATGGCAACATGGGCGCAGCAAAACCCCGATTTAGTCACTCAGATTGTCGCTATCACTGGCGCAGTATTGGGCGCAATTACCGTGTTAGGCGGGCTAGCATTGGCTTTTACTGCCGTTTCTAGCGGCATTGCTGCTGTTAGTGCGATTGCAGGGGGTGTGGCGGCTGTGATTGGTGCTATTAGCTTGCCTGTAGTGGCGGTTGTGGCGGCTATTGCTGCACTGGTTACGGCAGGGGTCATGCTCTATCAAAACTGGGACACGGTCAAAGCAAAAGCTACCGAAATATGGAATAGTGTTAGTGATTCTGTGGGTAATGCTGTTCAAAGCATTGCTGATTGGTTTCGCAGCGCAGGGCAATCAATAAAAAACGAATTTAGCGTGATTGGTAATGGCGTTAAAAGTGCCATGTCTGCTATATCGTCAACCGTATCTAGTGTATGGAATGGGCTAAAAGGCATTGTATCGTCTGCTATGAGTGCGGTATCTGCTACCGTAACAAGTGCTTGGAATGGCATCAAAAACGCAGTATCAAGTGCGATTAATGCTATTAAATCTGTCGTGTCTGCAGGTCTTGGCTTATTGTCTAGTGTGTTTAGAACACAATTCAATATCATCAAAACCGTTGTATCTACTGTGATGAACGCAATCAAGGCATTGGTACAAGGCGATATTCAAGGTGTTAAAAATGCCTTTAGTAGCGGCTTTGCGGCTGTCATCGGCATTGTCAAAACAGCCGTGTCTAACATCATTAGCGCATTTGGCAATCTAGGCTCACAGCTATTTACTATCGGTGTGCAAGCGGTACAAGGATTGGCAAACGGTATCAAATCACGCATTGCAAGCGTAGGTGCTGAAGCTCGTAACCTAGCAAGCAATGTGGCTAACTCAATCCGTAGTGTGCTTGATATCCACTCGCCATCAAGGGTTACTCATGCGCTAGGTGAACACGCGGGGCAGGGTTTGGCAAATGGTTTAAAGGCTAAACAAGGTGCGGTGAATAAAGAAGCTGAGCAGTTAGCCAAACAAGTAACTAACAATATCGCACAGCTTAAAAAAGATATTGCATTGATAGGCAAAGGCGACAATCCACTTGCTGAATTAAATTACGATGTCAGTGTTGGTAAGTACAAAGAGATAAATGCTGATGATATCGAAACGCTTAAAAAGCTGACGTATGAAAAATGGCGACTGGCTGAAGCTGACAAATCGCAAACCGAACAGGCTAGCGCATTTAAACAGGCTCAAGATAGCGTTAATCAGTCTATTGATGACTTGCAAAAACAAATAGCATTATTTGGCAATGACAGTCCGCTAGCTGCCCTAGCTTACGATATGGAAAAAACCGACAAATATCTTGGCGTTTTACCATCAAAAATATCGCAGCTTAAAGACAGTATGCAACAGCTTGAAACGCTAAAGCAAACGAAAGCGAGTGAGGACGCTTTTAGCAAACTAGGCACGGATTTAGCCCAAGAGTCACCAATGGCGAAGTTAACGGCTGAGTATGAGCAGCGTTTAGCGGTTGTTGACCAATACGAGCAGTTACACACAGACAAAGTGGTTGAAGCTGAAGCCATGCGAAAGCAAGTCAAAGACAGCTACACGCAAGCAAGTAACAGCTTAATGCTTACGCAGTATGAAGGTATGTTCGGTGCGCTTGCAGGGCTAACCAAATCATTTGCTGGTGAGCAAAGCGGCATCTATCGGGCATTATTTGCCACACAAAAAGCCTTTGCGGTGGCTCAAGCAGGTATGAATTTATGGAAAGCGGCTTCAGGTGCGTATGCTGATACTCCTGGCACAGTATGGCAAAAGCTAGCGGCGGCAGGAATGGCGGTTGCTAAAGGCGGTCAATTTGTCACCATGATAAATGCGATTAAGTCACCCGCTATCGGTCAAGCGCATGACGGCATTATGTCCGTACCAAAAAGCGGCACTTGGAATCTTGAAAAGGGTGAGCGCGTACTACCAAAACACACGGCAGCAGCGATGGATAAAACTTTAGCTAATGCAAGTGGCAACAACAACGTATCGGTCAATGTCGTAGTCAATGCTGACGGCTCAAGCGATGTGCAAAGCAATGCACAGATGGGTAAACAAATGGGTGATGCTATCAAAGCCGCAGTGCTACAAACAATCGTACAAGAGAAACGACAAGGGGGCTTACTAGCACGATGAAAACCTTTACCTGGGATATTGACGCAAGCAGTAGCGAGACCACAGCTCACAGCGTCAATAAGGTGCAATTTGGCGATGGTTACGAGCAGGTGTCAAGTTTTGGGATTAACAACAAGCGCAAAACATGGCAATGCTCAAAACAAAGCTATAAATCCACCATAGATGATATTTACAACTTTCTAGGCTCAACTCAAGCGGTTGAGCCTTTTTATTTTCAGCCGATTAAAACCGAGCAGGGTTTTACTGTGCGTCTTGTCGGTGAAGTCAGCCGTCAGAAAATCGGCGGCGATGTTTGGAAAATCTCTTTTAATCTCGAACAAGCCTTTATCTAGGAGTAATCATGGCAATACAAAGAATTAACTTAGGCACAGCACCGAGCGGTACGGGTGGCGATACTAACCGCACTGCATTTAAAAAAATAGATGATAATTTTGCGGATAGTGCCAATGCAGCCAGCCGTCAAGTAGGCACAGCAGCAGGCAATGTCATGGAAGTTGGGGCGTTTGGGCTTGGCGAGAATGCAGTGTATGTTGCTAACGATACTTTGTTATCTGCGTTGAGAAAAGGCTTTATTACGATAGGTAACCAACCCGCGATTGTTTATGGTCAGAACTATGGATCAACGTTTAACGGTATACTTAGATTGCCAACTTATGGACAAAGTGAGATAAGCGTATCTAGGATTGGGGACTCCAGTTCCACGATTGGTCAAAACACGGACAGAATTATCGTCAAGACAACAGCAAATACACAAGTTGACCCCAACGGTTTTATTAAAAATGCTTCGCCTATCGTTAGTCTGTATGCTGATAAAATTGAATTAAACGATGAAGCCAAGCTACAAAAAATCACGCTTGAAAAGCTAGGCATAGGTGATTATCTAGTAAAAGGTTCGTTAGGTTTTGCTCAAGAAGGTTGGTACATTGAAACGCCTAAAGACGCAAACGGTAACGTGCTTGTCGCAGTAGTCTATGAACAGCTAGATAACAATGATATCAGTGTTAAAACCTACGATTATATGCTCAATAAAAAAGGGCGTATTGTACCTGACCTTGAAACACCGCTTGATATCCCTGAAACCCGTTGGATTGATTTGCGTTTACAGGCTTTACCACAAACCAACCCCCAACCATTTAATACAGATGAAACGGTAGCCACCAATGCTGAATAGCGATTTTCAAAAGCTCAGTGTCGCAGGCATTGTCACACTGTACCAATTAGATGCCACACGCTTAGGCGGTGGCGTTTTTTATTGGCATGGTCATGTGACGCGGGAGGACTGGGCGCGTATCTTAGACTATGCAGGCGATAGCAGCTTAATTGATGACAGTCAATTAGCAGGGCATGACTACGATATCAGCACGACTGATAAAGAGATTAAGCGCGATATCATTTGGCAGGGACAAGTGTACTCACCTGTTGCGATAAAATCCGATGGTCTTGAGCTGCGTGGCGATGGCAAAGCGTCGATGCCAAGCCTAGCGATTGCTAATACGCTAAATGGCATCAATGGCGCTATGTCGGCTTTGTGTTTGCAGTTATCGGACTTTGCAGGGGCAAAGCTCACTGTTATCACCACTTTAGCTAAATACTTAGACGCGGCTAATTTTGCCAGTGGCAACCCACAAGCACGCAACGAGTATAAAAAACAGGTGTGGTTTGTTGAGCAAAAAACGGCTGAAAATGCCGGTCAAGTGACGTTTGAATTGTCTAACCCAGTTGATTTTGAAGGTATGAAAATACCCTGCCGTGAAATCACAAACTACTGCCATTGGGCGGTATGTGGGCGGTATCGTCAAGACCCTTGTTTGTATAGCGGCTCTGCGATGTTTACCAAAGATGGCAAGCCTACCGATGACCCAAGTTTAGATTACTGTGGCGGTAGTTTGGCTGATTGCAAGTTAAGAGATAACACGGCTAGATTTGGTGGATTTCCAAGCAGTAGTTTAAATTAAGGGTAATCATGAAGCTCACTAAAAAACTCAAACAAGTCATACTTAACCATGCCAACCAAGAAAAGCCGCGCGAATGTTGCGGCTTTATCGTTTCTAATGCTTATGTGCCATGTCGAAATATTAGCACTGATGATGACAGTTTTGAGATTGACCCAAAAGACACGGTAAAGGCTGAACGTCTAGGTGAAATAAAAGCGATTGTGCATAGTCACCCACAGGGGACAAGTGAAGCGTCACCGATGGATATTATACAGATGAGTTATCACAAAAAGCCGTGGGTGATTGTGGGTAGTGATGGGGAGTTTAGCATTTATGAAAATTATTGAGCTGCATGGCGTGTTGCGCGACAAATTCGGTCAATACTTTACCCTTGATGTGCAGACAGCGCATGAAGCGACCTATGCGCTAGGTTGTCAGTTGCCCGAATTTCGCCAGTTTATGCTAGATGCGGAGGACAATGGCATGGCGTTTGCGGTCTTTGCTGATGATGATAATTTGTCGGTAGATGATATTGACTGTATCACCGATGCCGAAGTTATCCATATTGTGCCGCGTTTAATCGGTAGCGGCGTGGGGGATATTTTGCAGTTGGTGGCAGGGGCTATCTTGATTGGCGTGGGTATGCTCAATCCGTTAGGCTGGGCAGTTGCAACAACAACAGCTTTGACAGGTGCAGGTATTGGGCTAATGGTTGGCGGTATTGCAGGGCTTTTGATGCCAACACCAACGCTTGATAATCAAGACCGTGACGGCAATAGGGCGAATAAAGGATTTGGCGGGGCAATTACTACCGTGGCGCAGGGCAATCCTGTACCGATACTTTACGGTGAGCGGGATATTGGCGGATTTTATGCCAGTGCAGGTATTTATAGCGAGGATGACAAGGGGTAAGCATGAGTTTTTTGAGTAAATTGCTCGGTGGCGGCAAAACAAGACAGCCAAAAATAGAAAAAGACAGCCTTGCATCCATCTCAACCGCTAAAATCCTGTATGGCTTGGCAGAAGGTGAAATCAGCGGCTTAGCTGATGGTGCAAAGTCAATCAAACTAGATGATACGCCACTACTCAATGACGCAGGACAGCCAAACTTTGTTGACGATAAAGAAAAACTAGCGGTTAAATGGGATTTTCGTAGCGGCTCAAATAACCAAGATTATATACAAGGCTTTCCCGATGTTGCTAATGAAAAGCCTGTTGGCGTGCAGCTAAGACAAGCCACGCCTTACGTTAAGCAAATTAACGATATCAATCTATCCGCTATTGTCGTGCGCGTATCGTTTGGAGCGTTGCGAAACCAAAAAACCAATGGCGATATCACAGGCACAACCGTCAAATATCGCATTGATTTGATGACGGATAACGGTGCATACCAAACCGTCATTGATGGCGATGTCACGGCTAAAACGTCAGCTAAGTATGAGCGCAGCCATCGTATTGACCTGCCTAAAGCTAAAAACGGCTGGTTAGTCAAAGTGACGCGCATTACGCCCGATAGCACCAGTGATTTATTGTCTAATGCTATGAGCGTTGAAGCAATCACTGAGATTATTGACGTTAAATTGGCATACCCTAATACTGCCATGCTTGGTATTCAGTATGATGCTCGCACTTTTTCAAATATCGCTAAATTATCGGTGCGTTGTCGCGGTAAGCTGCTAAGTATCCCTAGTAACTATGACCCTGTAGGTCGCACCTATAACGGCATTTGGAATGGCACGTTTAAAACAGCTTACTCAAACAATCCTGCGTGGGTGTTTTATGATATTTGCCTAAACTGGCGGTATGGTCTTGGCAGACGTTTAGATGCGTCAATGATTGATAAATGGGCATTGTATCAAATCGCACGTTACTGCGATGAGATGGTATCTGATGGGCTAGGCGGGCAAGAGCCGCGCTTTGCTATCAACGTCTATCTACAGTCACAGCAAGACGCATTTACCGTGCTGCAAAGCCTGTCATCTATCTTTCGTGGCATGGCATACTGGAACGGTGAGCAAGTCACAGTCACAATGGACGCACCGCAAACGCCTGTTTATACTTTTAGCCGTGCAAATGTGGTCGATGGTATTTTTAACTACACTGGCACTCGTGCGCGTGATAGACACACAGTTGCTAAGGTGGCATGGGATAACCCAAAAAATGATTTTAAAACCGAATATGAGCCTGTGCGTGATGAATACGCCATTGCAAAATATGGTATCAATCAGCTAGACATTAATATGATGGGCTGCACATCACAAGGTCAGGCACAACGTGCGGGACTGTGGGCATTAAAATCTGAGCAACTAGAAGACCGTCAAGTTAGCTTTAGTATCGGTTTAGACGGTATGCTTGAGCGTATCAAGCCTAGCGCGATTATTGCCATTAGTGATGAAGTGTTTGCAGGTCGCGCAAATGGTGGGCGTATTGTTGCGATTAGTGGTGATAGAAAAACCATCACGTTAGATAGAGCGGTTACGGCAAATGTTGGTAATACGCTTGTCATTAACAATAGCGATGGCGTGGCAGAGCGTCAAAGTATCAGTGCGATTAATGGCGCAGATATTACCGTATCTGTAGCATTTGACAAGCCCGAAGTGCAGCATATATGGGCGATTGATAGTCCTAATTTGCGCCTAATGCTATTTAAAATCATCTCGATTAAGCAAAACGATGATTTAACGCACACAGTAACTGCGATACAACACGAGCCGCAAAAATACGCGGCTGTCGATAGTGGTGCGTATGTGCAGCCGCAAAGAGTCAGCGTTGTTGAGCCTAATATCGTTGCTGCACCCGAAGCGGTGGCTATCGGTCAATTTGAGCGACAAATTCAAGGGCAAACTGTTGTCACAATGACTATCAGCTGGACGCAGGTTAAAGATGCGGTTAGCTATATTGTCGAGTTTAAAAGAGATGATGGTAACTGGGTCAAACTTGCCCCACAAAGCGGCTTATCAGTCGATGTGGAAGGGGTGTATGCGGGCAATTATTTAGCGCGTGTAACGGCTGTCAATGCGTATGATTTACAGTCGATGCCAAAAACATCTATGCTAACGGCAGTTGTCGGTAAATTAGGTACGCCACCTAGCCTTGCAAGTCTTAAAGCCACAGGCATTTTATTTGGTATGCAGCTAGACTGGCTATTTGCTCAAGGCTCAAGCGACACTAACTACACTGAGATACAAGTAGCAAGTGCGCCCGATACCAATGTCGCACTATTAGGTACTTATGCTTATCCAACTAATACCGCAACCATTAACGGTTTACAGGGTAATTTAACGCAATATTATCGTGGTCGTATCGTTGATAAATTGGGCAATGCGTCACCGTGGACGGCTTGGGTAAAAGGCGTAACCAGTGCTGATGCCAGTAAAGTATTAGACTTGCTCAACGGTCAAATTACTGAGTCGCAGCTTTATAAAGATTTGGGCGCAAAGATTGAAAAAATCGGTACGCTTGAGACAGGTTTAAGTGCTGAGGTACAAAACCGTGTTAATGCTATTAATGCAACCAATGCAGCGATTGACAAAGAGATTAGCGACAGACAGGCTGCTATCGGTGCTGAAATCACCGATAGGCAAGCAGCAGTTAAAAACGTCAACGATGCACTATCAGCTGAGGTGCAAAATCGCTTAAATGCAGATAATGCACTAAGTAGCAGTATTTCAACTGAGCAGCAGACACGTGCCGATAACGATAGCGCACTAAGCAAACGTATTGACAGTGTTGTTGCAACCGCAGGCGATAATAAGGCTTTGATTGTCAGTGAGCAAACTGCACGTGCTAATGCGGACAGTGCGCTGTCATCTCGTATTGATACCGTTGTTGCTAAAACTGACAATAACACATCGGCAATCGTCAGTGAGCAAAACGCTCGCACATCGGCAGATAATGCATTATCAAGCCGCATTGATACCGTATCTGCAACGACAAGCAACAATACGGCATTGATACAATCCGAGCAAAAAGCGCGAGCCGATGGCGACAGCGTTAATGCCCAGCGTATTGATGGTGTCTATGCGCAAATTAACCCACAGCTTGCTGGCAGTAGCAATGACTTAGCTGGTAACGATACGATATTTGCAGGGGTGTGGAGTGAGCAATCAGCACGCATCGAGGGTGATACCGCGCTTGGTATCCGCATT